GGCAATCGAAACCAATCTTAATCAAAGTCCATATTTTGACGACTTTGTCGGCACCGAAGAAATCCAAGGTGCAGTTGATAAGAACTATCACCGTATTCTCTTCCGCCCAGGATATGCAGTACAGGCTCGTGAATTAACGCAGCTTCAAACGATTCTACAAAATCAGATTGAACGATTTGCTAATGAAGTATTGGTAGATGGCACTGTTGTAACAGGGGTTGGTCTTACGACCTCTCAGATTGATTATGTTAAGTTGCGTGACAAGGATGCAAACAATCGTGTATTGCTGCTTGGTGACTTTTTCTCAGGCGGCGCAATTGCGAATGTAACAATTACTGGTTCTGATTCTGGCGTTACTGCTCGTTTGGTTGATGCTAAAGAAGGTTCTGAGACTGCTGCTCCAAATTATCTTTCTTTGTTTGTACAGTACACTAACTCTGGCGTAAACAATACAGCAAAAGCATTCGCTAACAACGAAACACTGATTGCTCGTTGGACTGCTAACAACACATTTAAAGTTGCAGCAAACACGATTGTTACTGGTGCAACTGGTAAAGGTTTCCGTGCCACTGTTTCCGATGGTATCATCTACCATAAGGGACACTTTATTCGTGTTACACCGCAAAGTATTGTTGTTGAAAAGTACAACACTACTCCTAGCAAAAAACTTGGTTTTGAAACACGTGAATCTATCGTAGATTCAAACGCTGATTCTTACTTGTTGGACAACGCAACTGGCGCAACTAACTATGCCGCTCCAGGTGCAAATCGTCTTAAGCTGAACCCAGTTCTTGCTACTCGCAGCCTAACTGCAGCAAATACTACAACTTTCTTTACTATCGCCAACATCGAAAATGGCAGCGTAATTCAGCGTTTTACTGATACCACTTATTCTGATATTGGACAATATATCAATCAGAAGTTCTTTGAAACTCACGGTAACTATGCAATTGAACCTTTCAATATTCGTATTCGTGAGCATTTGAAGCGCACCGATAACCTTGGTCGATATAATGCTGATGGCGGTGGTTCTAAAGATAAGTTGGTTGCTGAAGTTGAAAAAGGTATCGGTTATGTCAGCGGTAATCGCATTTCAGTTGAAGATACATTGTTCCGTGATGTTGATAAAGCAACTGACTATGCTGTAACCGATAATCGCACTGTTGGTATGTCGCTTGGGCATTATGTTCTTTGTAAAGAAGTTGTTGGCCAGTTTGACTTTAGAAACCTTAAAGTTGTTAAGCTGTACAGCGCAGCGCAAAAAGGTATCTCTAAGAAAACATTAGGTCAAACTGCTGCAGCTGGTACTGCTATTGGTGAAGCACGTGTTCGTGGCATCGAATGGGATTCAGGTACGATGGGTCATTGGAATGGTCAATTCCGTATCTATCTATTTGATGTAAGAATGTACAGCGGTTATTCGTTTGCCGAAGTTCGTTCTATCTATGATGGTACTCGTGGCGGTTCTTTGAACGCTATGGCTGACATTGTTCTTGAGTCTGATGGTACTGCTAAGATTAAGGAGCCAGGACTTAATAGTCTTGTTTTCCCATTCACTCAGAAAGGCACCAAAACACTAAGAGATTCTTTAGGCGCAATTGATACAAAATTTGTAGTTCGTAAGTCAGCTGCAGTTACAATTGGAACTGCTGGAACAATTACAAACTTTGGTACTGCAAACGCAGCTGGTGGATTTACTGACGAAGACCATAACGATTCAGGTACACTAGATGTTTCTGATCGTAGAAATTTCATTATCGTTTCTCGTGCAGCAGCAACATCTGGCAATAAAACAGGTAATGTAAGTGCTTTTAGCGGTAATACAATCACAGGCTCTGGTACAAATTTTGATGGTGATTATTCTGTGGGCGATTTTATTACTTTCGTACATGGCGCTAACACTATTCTTGAAAGAATTACTGGTATTACAAACGACACCACTATTCGTGTTGCAAATACATTCAGTTACACTGGAGCTGGGTTGACGCTTAATCACAAAGCGTCTTATCCAGCAGGAACCATTTTTGACCTTACTGCTAACGGTAGCATTACTGGTACTGAAGATACATTGACAATTAACACTGGTCGCAAACTTGCTTCCGATACTGATGCTACAGTTTACTGGGATGTAATTCGTTACAATGCAGTGCATGCTGATAAGACTGTCAATAAAAACAAATATGTACATATTAACTGCGGCAATAATGTAACCAATAATCTTGGACCATGGTGCCTCGGCGTTTCTGATGTATTTAAACTGGTTGGTGTTTGGAAAGGTTCTAACACTGGCGTTTCAACTTCAGATATTGATGTAACAACTCATTTTGAACTTGATACTGGTATGAAGGACGGTTACTATGGACCATCATATCTAAGAAAGAAAGCAAGCAGCTCATTGTCTTTGTCTGCTTCTGATGGTTTGATGATCAAGTTTAATTACTTTGGTAGATCAACTTCTAATGGTTATGCCTACACTTCAGTTGACTCATACCCAATTGATCCTAACGAAAATAGCTCAAATACAACTGCCATCACAACGCAAGAAATTCCTATTTTTACATCACCAACAACTGGTCGCCGTATAGACTTGCGTGATGCGGTTGACTTCCGTCCATACATGGCCAACACTTGTTCTCCTGGTACAACAGGTACAGTAGCAAATGCACCAACTAATCCGCATGTAGGCAATACATTCTCGTACACAGATACTGCTGGTGTGTATAATATTTCGCCAAGTGAAAACTTTATTTGCGACTTGCAATATTATTTGCCACGCAAAGATCGTGTTGTATTGACCAAAGAAGGTGAAGTTGAAGTAATTAAGGGTGTTGCTTCTGTAACCCCAAGAACACCAGACGAAAGAGCTGGTTCAATGACTCTTGGTGTTTTGAACATTCCAGTATATCCTTCGCTTTCTCCATATGTTGCTAAGGCATATGGTCGTCAAGATTATGCAGTAACGCTGAATCTTGAGAACAATCGTCGCTATACGATGAAGGATCTGCGTGCAGTTGAACAGCGTGTTAAGACGCTTGAATACTATTCTTCATTGAATGCGCTTGAAGCGTCTGCTAAGAATAAGCAGATCTTTGGTTCTACTGGTATTGACCGCTACAAAAATGGGTTCTTGGTTGATAACTTCGACGGACATAATATCGCTGATACAACTAAGGTTGGTTATCGTGCTGCTGTAGATAGAAATAGAACTCAGTTGCGCCCAACTTATGTTCGTTCAGATGTAAGTTTGGCTAAGGATGTTTCTTCCACATCTACCAATGTAACTAACAACAACGGTATTGTAACACTTTCTTATACTAATAACACGCTGATTGATCAGAAGTTTGCAAGTAAGTTGCGCAATCCAGTACAAGAACTGACATTTAACTGGAAAGGTGAGATTATTCTTAATCCTCCAGCTGATAATACGCCTGACATTACTACGCTACCAGATATTCAGATTGACTTTGATGGTATGTATCAAGCAATTCAAGAGATTGCTGATCGCACTGGCATTACTGGCACTGATTGGGGTAATTGGATTACAACTTCTTCTACAAGCACAACCACAAACCTTGGTGCTGTTGGCGGCGGAAACTGGAGTGGGTTTGTTCAAGAAACTACAACTCAGACAGATCAAATTCGCAATGGTCTTCAAACTACTCTTAGTGCATCAACTGAATCGTTTGAAATTGGTAACTTCGTAGAAAATGTTGCAGTTCGTGAGTATATGCGCTCTCGTTTGATTGAGTTTACTGGTGTTCGTATGAAGCCAAATACCAAAGTATATCCATACTTTGATGACGAATTGGTGGAATAATATTGTACGCCAACAAATAATCTGTTTGCAAATACTGCTAATGAAGGTGGTCCGCTTGTAACTTCAAATACAGGTACAGTTTATGTTATATTCCGTGTGCCAAATGATGATCGTTTGAAGTTCCGTGTTGGCACCAAGCGTTTCACGCTGAAAGATGTTGCGAATACTCAAACGCAGTCTTCGTTGCTGACTACATCAGCTCATGGCGATTACACCTCTATTCCGCTTGATGTTACTCAGCGTGGTTCTTCGGTCAACATGGTTATTCCGCAGATTTCTGAAAATGTTGTAACTGACAATAGAACATTAACATCTGTTAGAACGGCAACAATTGTTACTAATCGTTGGGATCCACTAGCACAAACCTTTACAGTTGCTGCTGGTCAGTCTGAAGGTGTATTTGTAACCAAGCTAGATCTTTGGTTTGGTCGCAAGTCAAGCACTTATCCAATTACAGTACAGTTGCGTGAAGTTGAAAATGGTTTCCCAACAACCACAATCGTTCCTTATGGTTCAGTAACTCTACAACCAAGCGCAGTAACTGTTTTTGGTAATAGCGCACCAACCAGTTCTGCTACTTCATTTACATTCCCGTCGCCAGTATTCCTCAAGAACAATACTGACTATGCATTTGTTGTAATGCCTGGCGGCAACAGCGATGATTATGCACTTTGGTGTGCTGAACTTGGTGGTACAGATGTAAATACAAACGAACTGATTCACAAGCAACCAGCTGGCGGTGTATTGTTCACTTCTGCTAACGATAGAACGTGGAATGCCATTCAAAGCGAAGATGTTAAGTTTAAGCTGCATAAAGCGCAGTTTACAACCAGCACTGGTACGCTGTATGTTGAAAACGAGAATGATGATTACTTCTCGATTGACAACATCGGCGGTTCTTTCAACTACGGCGAAAAGGTTGTAGCTGAATCTGTACTCCGTATCTCTGGTGTTACAGGCAATTCTGCTGGTCAGTATATTACAGTCGGTACAGTAATCGCCAACAATAGAAATACATCTACGGCTGCGAACGGTGTTGTTCGTGAGATTGTACAAGAATACGCAAACGGTGTATGTATTGTTAAGATTGATCCATACAACTCTGCTAAGTTTGATGCTATGGCAGCAGGTTCTCGTTTGATGATTTATGGAACAAACTTCACAACTGGTATGGGCGAAAAGAGTTCTTACTCCGCAAACACTCGCAGCGGTTTCGTTAAGTTCTATGATCAAACTGCTGGTAAGTTGTTTATTTCTAGTTCTACTGGCACTACAGCAACTCCATTTGCTAATGGTTTTGTTCGTGGTCAAAATTCTGGCGGATCAGCAAGAGTAACAACTGTTGATAATATCACTATGAATACGCTGGTTCCAAAGATTCCACAGATTACTTATGGTAACACTAGCGTTTCTTGGACAGCTAAAACTACCTCTTCTGGTGGTGTAGTTGGAACAACTTTTGAAAATATTGATCTTCAGGCTGAAAATAACTTTACTGATGGCGTGAAGAAGATTTTCTCCAAGTCTAACAAGGCAGGTAGAACGCTGATTCTCAAGGGTGTAATGAATACAACTGATCCTAATGTATCGCCAGTAATTGACAATACACGTGGTAATGCAGTTGTACTTGAAAACATTATTGATACAGCTGCAGCTTCTACTGAAGAATGGAAAGACGTCGGTAATGCTAAGATGCGTTATATGACACGCCCAGTAACATTGGCTGATAGTCAGGATGCTGAAGATCTGTTGATTTATGTTTCAGCTTACAAACCATCTACAACTGGCATTAATGTATATGCTCGTATTCATAATCCTGAAGATTCTGAAGGATTTAATGATAAGGATTGGACGCCACTTCGTCAAATTACTGCTGCTAACACTTACTCAGATACAGTTGATCGTAATGACTTCAAGGAATTTGAGTTTGGTTTCTCGGCAAATACTGATGGGCAAAATTTCCTTGGCTCAGGTTACGCAAACAATCATGCATATCTGAACACTGGCAATAATGAAGTTGTTGCTTATCTTTCTGGCGATGGTTCTTATCATCATACCTTTAAGACTTATGCGATCAAGATTGTAATGACTGGCGAAACCTCTGCCGTTGTTCCTTTGGTTCGTGATATGAGAGCAATCGCACTGCAAAAATAATGAAATCCTTAAAAATTAAAGATAATGAAGACTTGATCCGTGATACCAAGTCAAATGCGGTGCTAAATACTGATA